GCGCAGCCTGGTCAAGCTCGCCAACGAGCACGGCGCGCGCATCAACTTAAACGGCCCGGCCAGTGCCGAGGAGTTCGAGGAGCTGGTCGAGGATGGCCTCCAGGAAATGGAGGCCACCGACAAGCCCCAGCGGTTCACGTTCGAGCCGGTGCACACCTTCAGCAGCACCAAGGCGCTGCCCTGGATCATCAAGGGCGTGCTGCCCAAGGCCAGCCTGGGCGTGGTCTACGGGGCCAGCGGCTCGGGCAAGTCCTTTGCGGTGCTCGACATGGGCATGGCGATCGCCCGCGGTGTCGACTGGCGCGGCAAGAGAACCCGCCAGGGGCGCGTCGCCTACATCGCGGCCGAGGGCGCCGACGGTTTTCGCAAGCGCCTGGCCGCCTACGCCAAGCACAACGGTGTCGATCTTTCGACAGTGCCGATGACGGTGCTCAACGCCGCGCCCAACCTGCTCGAGAAGCAGGACGCGGTCGACGTGGCCAAGGGCATCCGTGCCAGCGGGGGCGCCGACCTGATCGTGATCGACACCTTTGCTCAGACCACGCCCGGCGCGAATGAGAACGCCGGCGAGGACGTGGGCAAGGCGCTGGGCTACTGCAAGCGCATCCACGAGGTCACCGGCGCCATGGTGCTGCTGGTGCACCACAGCGGCAAGGACGCGACCAAGGGCGCCAGGGGCTGGTCGGGCCTGCGCGCCGCGGCCGATGCCGAGATTGAGGTCTGCCGCGAGACGACGGGGCGCTTCTTGCGCCTGACCAAGAGCAAGGACGGCGAGGACGGCCTGGAGTGGGGCTTTGACCTCGAGGTGATCCAGGTCGACGTCGACGAGGATCTCGAGCCCATCACCAGCTGCGTGGTGATTGAGGCGCAGATGCCGGTGGTGGGCGCAGGCCCGGCCAGGAAGCTCGGCCCGGTCGAGAAGGTCGTCAACGAGGTGATCCAGGAGATGGCCCAGGCGCAGACCGAGGGCATCGAGGTGGGTCCGGTGCTGGTCGAGGCCGTCAAGCGCATGGAGCCGCCGGCCGATGGCAAGCGCGACTCGCGCAAGCAACGGGCCAGGCGGGCACTGGAGGCGCTGACGCAAGGCGATGAGGCGCCCTACTGGCTGGGCGATGACGGCTGCATATCGGTGTGTTGAAAGGACGCGAACATGAAACCCAAGGTCATACCGCTGCTCGAGCAGTGCATCAGCTCAGGCATCGAGCGGGGCTGGAATCGGGCGCACAAGCACGACGACGAGCCTGCGCCAGGCTTTGTGAAGGACTGCATCGACGAGGCGATCTGGTCGGACCTGCACGAGTTTTTTGATTTTCCCGAGCACGACACCGACGGCGGTGGTGCCGCGTGAACGTGCAAAACTTTGCCCCTTTAGCACTGAACGTGCGGTTTGTTGCGCGTTCAAGTGCAACACGAGGGGTTTTTTGGGGTCGTTGCAACGTCACAGCAACTGCTAAACGAAAAGACGAGTGCAACGCCAAGTGCAACACGTGCAGAAAATTGCACGGAGCATCTAAGTTGTTGTTTTTGCTTGTGAAATTGGCGCGTGCAACACGTGCAACACGGACTGCAACACGACGTTGCACTCGTGTTGCGAAGATCCTCAAGCTGCAACGCAACGCAACGTAAGCCTATAGGCTACGTTGCAGTGTTGCAGAGGATCGGGGTGTTGTTGCGTTGCCGGACTGGAAAGGACCTGGCATGCCCAAAACCATCGCCCTCAACGAGAACGGTCGACGCATCGGCGAGAGCCACCCGCGCGCCAAACTCCTGGACCATGAAGTCGACCAGGTCCTGGACTTGCTCGACGCTGGTCTGAGCTACGCCGAGGTGGCGCTCAAGTTCGACGTCAGCAAATCCTGCATTGCCCACATCGCCACCGGCCGCCGCCGGGGCCAGGCCGTGTGCCGGATGGTCCGGGTGTCCGTGTCGTGATAGCAAGCCGCTAAATTCGAGCCATGGCCCATCATCACTTTGACTGGAAACCCGCCTTCCTGGCTGCGCTGCGTGAGGTGCCGGTGGTGTCGCGTGCGTGCGCAGCCGTCGGCATCGAGCGCTCGACCGCCTACCGTGCCGCCGAAACCGACCCGGACTTTCGCGCCGACTGGGACGACGCGATGGAGGAGGGCATCGACAAGGCCGAGCAGGAGGCCTTCCGGCGGGCCGTGGAGGGCACCGACAAGGGCGTCTGGCACCAGGGGGTGCTGGTGGGCTCTGAGCGCGTCTACAGCGACGCGCTGCTCGGCCTGTTCCTCAAGGGTCGGCGCAAGTCGGTCTATGCCGAGCGCAAGGAGCTCACCGGCGCCGACGGCGCGGCACTGCCCGCGACCCAGGTGCTGATCGCCACCGGTGTGCCGAGCGACAACGATTTCACCGACCTGGCATGAAGCTGCCGATGCTGCCCCACGACAAGGCCAACCACCTGGCCTACGGTGCTGCGATCGCTGCGGTGACGGCGCTGCTGATGCCGCTGCCGCTCGCGCTCGTCGTCTGCGTGCTCGCCGCCGTCGGCAAGGAGCTCATCGACCTGGTCGGCGGCAAGGGCACGCTCGACGCCTGGGACGCCGTGGCCAACGTGGCCGGCAGCGCGCTGGTGCTTGCCCCGCTGTACCTGCGCGCGGCATGAAGACGATCGACCTGGGCTACCGCCCGCGGCAGTGGCAGCGCGAGTGCCACTTGAACCGCAAGCGCTTCACGGTGCTGGCGCTGCACCGCCGGGCCGGCAAGACCGAGCTCGCGTTGCGCCAGCTGCTCGACAGTGCACTGCGCTGCAACCTCGAGCTCGGGCTGTTCTTCTACGTGGCGCCGCTGCTCAAGCAAGCGAAGACCATCGCCTGGGCCAGGCTCAAGCAGATCGTCGCACCGCTGCAGATGGCCGGCATGGCCGAGGTCAACGAGTCGGAGCTCTGGGTGCGACTGCTCACCAACGGCGCGATGATCCGCGTCTACGGCGCCGACAACCCGGATGCGATGCGCGGCGTGCGCCTGGACGGGGTGGTGATCGACGAGGTGGCCGACGTCAAGCCCGAGACCTGGCGCGAGGTGCTGCAGCCGGCGCTGGCCGATCGCTTGGGCTGGGCCATGTTCATCGGCACGCCGCACGGCATCAACCTGTTTTCGGAACTGTTCTTTCGCGGCCGCGACCTGGTCGACTGGCACGCCTCGCTGTACACCGTGTACGACACCGACGCGCTCAACCCCGAGGAGGTCGAGCGCTACCGGCAATCGGTCGACGAGAACACGTTCAAGCGCGAGATGCTGTGCGACTTCAGCGCCTCGGGCGAGGATCAGCTCATGAGCCTGACCGACGTCAACGAGGCCTGCCGCCGGCACCTGCGCCAGGACGAGTACGCGCACGCGGCGCGCATCCTGGGCGTCGACCCGGCGCGCTTTGGCGACGATCGCAGCGTGATCTTCCCGCGCCAGGGGCTGTACGCCATGAAGCCCCTGGTCTACCGCGGCATCGACAACATGGCGCTGGCCGACAAGGTGGCGCAGCAGATCGAGCTGTTTCGGCCCGACGCGGTGTTTGTGGACGCAGGCAACGGCGCCGGCGTGATCGATCGCCTGCGCCAGCTGCACCACGAGGTGGTCGAGGTGCACTTCAGCGGAGCCCCAAGCCAGGCTCGCTACCTGAACAAGCGCGCCGAGATGTGGTTCGAGTTGCGCGACTGGCTGCGTGCCGGTGGCGCGATCCCCGACCTGGTGGACTTGAAGCAGGACCTGGCCGCGCCCACCTACCGCTTCACGCCGGCCGACAAGATCCAGCTCGAGAGCAAGGACGACATCAAGGCGCGCGGTCTTCCGAGTCCCGACCTGGGCGATGCGCTGGCGCTCACGTTCGCGTTCCCGATCTACAAGGACCACTCGGCCGTGGCCCGGGCGCGCGCCATGGGGCTGCCGACCGTGGACGAGAACCCGCTCGAGTACGACCCCTACGCGCGGATCTGAGCGCGGGGTGTCCGTGTTGCAAACTGCGCGCAGCACAATGCGGCCAACTCACAGGAGTCTGCCCCATGTGCATGTCGAGCCCCAACATCCCGCCGCCGCCTCCGCCGCCGCAAGAAGTCAAGCAGCCTGATCAGGCGAACATGAGCGCCAACGCGCGCCGCAATCGCGTCGGCGGGATGATGGGCGGCTCGCTGCTGACCGGCCCCTCGGGCGTGGCCGCGGGCTCGATGACCACCGGGCGCACCACGCTGCTCGGCCAGTGATGGATCAGCCGGTCAATCAACGGCAGCGCATCCTGGCGCGCAAAAGCGCGTTGTGGACCGAGCGCTCGAGCTGGATCACGCACTGGCGCGAGATCAGCGACTACCAGCAGCCGCGCGCCGGGCGCTTTGTCGTGACCGACCGCAACCGCGGCGACAAGCGCGCCAACCACATCCTCGACAACACCGCCGTGTTCGGCGCCCGCACGCTGGCCGCGGGCCTGATGTCGGGTGTCACAAGCCCCGCGCGGCCGTGGTTTCGGCTGGAGATCCAGGACAAGGACCTGATGGAGTCGGGCCCGGTCAAGACCTGGCTGCACGACGTGGCCGCGATGCTGCGCGCCATCTTCGCAAGCTCCAACACCTACCGCAGCCTGCACACGATCTACGAGGAGCTCGGCCTGTTTGGCACCGGCGCCTCGATCGTGCTGCCCGACTTTAGCAACGTGCTACACCACTACCCGCTGACGATCGGCGAGTACGCGCTCGCCACCAACAGCAAGGGCGAGGTCGACACGCTGTGCCGGGAGTTTCAGCTCACGGTCGCGCAGATGGTCGAGCAGTTCGGCAAGGAGAACTGCAGCGCCACTGTGCGCAACCTGTACGACCGCGCCAACTACGACGCCTGGGTCGACGTGATTCACCTGATCGAGCCGCGCAAGCTGCGCGACTACGGCAAGCGCGACGGCAAGAACATGCGTTTTGCATCGTGCTACATCGAGCCCGGCAAGGATCAGAACGACAAGTTCCTGAGCGAGTCGGGGTTCGATCGGTTCCCGGTGCTGGCCCCGCGCTGGGTCGTGACCGGCAACGACGTCTACGGCACGAGCCCCGGCATGGAGTGCCTGGGCGATGTCAAGCAGCTGCAGCACCAGCAGCTGCGCAAGGGCCAGGCGATCGACTACCAGGTCAACCCACCGCTGCAGGTGCCGACCAAGTACAAGGAAGCGACCAAGGCGCGACTGCCGGGCGGCGTGTTCTACGTCGACAGCCTGGGCACGCAGCAGGGCGTGCGCTCGGCGTTCGATGTGAACCTCAACCTGCAGCACCTGATGCTCGACATCCAGGACGTGCGCGAGCGCATTCGCAGTGCCTACTACGCCGACCTGTTCCTGATGCTGGCGAACGACAACCGCTCCGGCATCACTGCCACGGAAGTCGCCGAGCGCCACGAGGAAAAACTTCTGATGCTCGGCCCCGTGCTCGAGCGCCTGCACAACGAGCTGCTGCAGCCCCTGATCGACCTGGCCTTTGACTTCGCTGCCCGCGCCAACATCCTGCCCGAGGCCCCGCCCGAGCTTGAGGGCATGGACCTGAACGTCGAGTTCATCTCGGTGCTGGCCCAGGCGCAGCGTGCGGTCGCGACCCAGGGCATGGACCGACTGCTCGGCACCGTGAGCCAGATGGCAGCGGCCAAGCCCGAGGTGCTCGACAAGCTCGACTTCGACCAGATCGTCGACAACTACGGCGACGCCTACGGGGTCGACCCGAAGATCATCGTGCCCGACAGCGAGGTCGCTGCGATCCGTCAGCAGCGCGCCGCCGCAATGCAGGCGCAGCAGGCCGCGGCCACCGCCCCGCAGGTGGTGGAATCCGCCCGCACCGCGAGCGAGATCAACACCGACAACCTGCAAGACGTGATGAACGGCCTCATGGGCTACAACACGCCCAGCCCTGCAATGACTGGAGCTTGAGATGCAACTCACCGACATGAAGAACACGGTCAAGACCAAGGACTCGAGCCTGGTCTCGCCGGTGGAGCAGGACGAGTACCCCTACGGGCTGCGCATTCGGCTGGACAACGACAGCCTGAAAAAGCTCGGCCTTACCGAGCTGCCCGCGATCGACAGCGAGCACAAGCTCGTGGCCCTTGTCTGCGTGGTGGGGTTGAGCATGAACGAGAGCGCCGGCGAGGGTGAGCCCTACCGCTCGGTCGAGCTGCAGATCGAGCAGCTCGCGCTCACGCCGGCCAAGGAAGAAGACGACGAAGGCAAGGACCCGGCCAAGGCCATGTACCCGAGCATGCTGGGTTAACCCGTGGCACGCCTGCGCCACGGGTCCTCGTTTCTGTACGACGAGAACAGCGCCGACATCGTCGGCGTGCGCGACCCCGACGGCAGCGAGTTTTACTTTCAGCGCGTGCCCAACCTGGGCGTGTTCTTCGACACCACGACCCAGACCGACGGCGCGGGCGCCGTGCCGATGGAGTTCAACACCCAGGCCCTGAGCCGCGGCGTGCGTTTGGTCGACAGCTCCAAGATCTACGTCGATCGCACCGCGCTCTACGAGTTCCAGCTGTCGGTGCACGTGCACAACGACGACAACCAGTCGCACAGCTTTGAGCTCTGGGGCCGCTTGAACGGCACCACCAACATTGCCAACAGCCGATTCATCTACAGCGTGCTCGCCAGCCACAGCACCAACCCCGGCACGCTGATCCCCTCGCAAAACTTCTGGCTGGCGCTGCAGGCCGGCGAGTTCATCGAGGTGATGTGGGAGACCAACAGCGAGGACGTCACGATCGCGTATCACGCGGCCGAGGAGGGCAAACCCGTCTCGCCGTCGTTGTTGCTCACCGTCAAAGAAATCGCGCCGTACTCGGCCTGAGCGTATCCGTGAGCTAAATCGTGCGCACTACCATGCGCGCGTGGCAACTACCAACGACCCGACAGATCTGCGACGCCAAGAGCGCGATGCCGAAGCCGAAGAGGCGGGGGCGCGCGAGATCCGGCGCAAAGAACTGGAGGACCTGCGGTGGTTGCTCGGTCACCCCCAAGGGCGGCGCATTGCCATGCGACTCCTGGACGAGGCGGGCGTGTATCGCAGTTCCTTCAACCATAGCGGCAGCGTTATGGCGTTCAACGAAGGCAAACGACACATGGGCCTGTTCCTCACCGCGGAGTTCATCGAAGCAACGCCCGAGGGGTTTATGAAAGTGCTCAAAGAGTACGGAAAGACCAAAGATGAGTGACGTAGACGCGGGAGCCGGCACACCTTCCAACGACGCCGGGGAACCGACAAACACTGACAGTACTGCTGCACCCGCAGCGGGCACAGCGGCACCGGCGCAAGCCGACGCGGCTGCAGGCACGCAGGACCCGAAACCCACGGAACCCGTGGTGCCCGAGTCCTACGATCTGAAGATGCCCGACGGGGTGGAACTCGACAAGGCAGCGGCCACCGAGTTCACCGCGATTGCCAAGGAGCTCAAGCTCGACCAGGCCGCGGCGCAAAAGCTGGCTGACATCGGCGCCAAGATGGCGACCCGTCAGGCAGAAGCGCACGCCCAGCTCGTTGAGACTTGGACCGAGCAAGTCAAAGCCGACAAAGACATCGGCGGCGACAAGCTCGAAGAAAACCTCGGCGTCGCCCGCAAAGCGATCGACACCTTCGGCTCGCCAGAGCTCAAGGCGCTGCTCAACAGCACTGGGCTGGGCAACCACCCCGAAGTCGTGAAGCTGGCGGTCAAGGTCGGTAAGGCCATCAGTGAAGACCGGTTTGTGACGGGCGCGCCCAAAAGCAACGTCTCGAACGATCCGGCCAAAAAACTGTTTCCCAACATGAACTGAAAGGTAAATTCAAATGGCTACCCTCGCTGCAAACAACCCGACGCTCCTCGACGTCGCCAAGCGTCTCGACCCCGATGGCAAGATCGCCTCGATCGTCGAGATCCTCAACGCCACCAACCCGGTGCTCGACGACCTGTCCATGGTCGAAGGCAACCTGCCGACCGGCCATCGCACCACGATCCGCACCGGCCTGCCCGCACCCACCTGGCGCAAGCTCTACGGCGGCGTGCAGCCCACCAAGTCGACCACCGTGCAGGTGACCGACTCGGCCGGTATGCTCGAGGCCTACGCTGAAGTCGACAAGGCTTTGGCGGATCTGAACGGCAACACCGCCGCCTTCCGCCTGTCCGAAGACGCTGCCCACATCGAGGGCATGGGCCAGGAGATGGCCTCGACGCTGTTCTACGGCAACGAGGGCACCGAGCCCGAGGCCTTCACGGGCCTGGCTCCGCGCTACAACGCGCTGTCGGCCGAGAACGGCGACAACATCATCGACGCCGGCGGCAACGACACCGACCTGACCTCGATCTGGCTGTGCGTCTGGGGCAACCAGACCGGCCACGGCATCTACCCGAAGGGCTCGCTCGCCGGTCTGCAGATGACCGACAAGGGCCAGGTGACGGTGGAGAACGTCGACGGCAACGGTGGT